GTGAAGTGAGCTATCTTGGGGACATACCCCAAGATAACTAAGCTTACCTCAGCTACCACAACAGTGGTAGCTGATAAGCTTGCCAAATCCTCGGGGGTCAACTCTTGCCCCCTCGAGGNAGCCTTCGCATTAAAGGCTTCTTCGAAGANGGCAGGGTTGAACCCNCCNTTTTTCANGTTAGACATGATAAACCAATTTGCCAAAGTACACGGGGGGTTTGAGAGAGGTGGTCCACCCTCTCAAGGTAGCATATTATCTTAGAGTAGTAAGGGGGGTTGAAAAAATTTTAAAAAAAATTTCAGGGGGGGGTAGGAAGGAATTTTGGTATGGGGTATAATGGAGGAAGAGGGGGTAAGGAAAAATTTTATAAAAAATTTTGAAGGAAGAATATTTCAGTGAGGTACAAATAATAAACTTCTCATTATCAGTGGATTATTCTATAATGTAGTAGTATCAGGCATTTCCAGAAAATCATTGATTTGGTATGGTAAAGGAACATATGCCAAATTTTGCATTTTAGTGGCTCAAATTTTAATTTTCTATCGAAGTGGATAGATAACTCAACTTTGAAAATAGCCTCTTAATTTGACCCCTCAGATTGCTTCTAATGCAATTTTGGCATTTAGGGTTTTAAGAAAGTTTCTTTCCTTCTCCCCCACACCCCCTTATTCTATCTTCAAAGAAGTACAGGTTTTACTTACTACATTATTATATATTATATTATTATATTATTATAATTATAATTCCAAGAACTGTGCCAGACTTCTCAAGTTACACACAATCAGATACATAACTTCAGGCATACTGATATACAGATAGTTACAGGGTAGTATAATCACATGCAGCATTAATTTTTATAAATAATTTTTGGTGTGAGAAAATAAAATTATTTTGTACATTTGCTCATCATTTTGATGGTATTAGTCAGTACTAACAAATGCATCACAATTTATGGTTAGAGAAAGCTTAGATTTCAAGCTGTATTACTTGAAAAGGCTACTTGCTCTATACGTTCTTTTTACAAGAAAGTGGAACAAGGTTTCAGTAGAACAAACTGTTGGTGAGTTCAAGGGTAAGAAAGTACCCACTATCACCATTAAGTATTATGACCCTACAGACCGCTGGTACTTACACTCAGATGATGAGAGGGCTTCTGAGTTTGAGATGAAAGAGTTTCCTCTGAGCCACCTTAGTAAGATAATTATACGCTACAAGAATAAGGTAGCAAATGAGTTTAAGAACAGGCATTCCAATACAGCCTTGAAGAAGAAATATCAGGCTGCTCGAGATACCAAAACTAATGTAACTATTGATACAAAAAATGGATGATAAACAAAGCATTCCTCTTTCTACAGAGGATATAGTAATGTTAGTGCGTGGCGAAAGACCTCNTCATATAGAATATGAGATGTATAGAAAACTACGTACTGACTTACAGAAACAAACAAAGCATTACCTGAAAGGTAAGTTAGTTAAAATTCCTCAAAAGTCACGTTATGGCAAGTAAAGTAATCCAGGTAACTGTTGACTCGGAGTTTAAGAAGTATATGCTCATATTCAGAATATTAGGTTCTTTGGGAGTGAAGGGATTTAGCGATTCATCAGAGAGAGAACTCCAGCTCTATGCTACTCTNCTTATCAAAAGGAATAAGCTTATAGCTGATGGAGTAAAGGATAATTCCCACATAGAAACTTTACTGTTTACACCACAGTCTCGNAAGGAGATATGTGAGATGCTTGGTATAAAGATTGGAGTATTCAACACATATTTGAGTAGAATAAGACAATCTGGACTTATTACAAACTATACGTTAAACTATCCAATTGGAACATTAGATGAGCTCACTATTAAATTTCAACATAAAGGTAACCTCTAAGATTTACTTACAACATGGAGAAAACCCTGCTGAAGTTATGCAACATCTCTATACAGCATTGGCATCTTCGGGGAAGCCCTTTACATTGAAGTTGGTGAGCCATCCATTAAGTATTATTGTTGAAGAATATAAAAACTCTAATTTCATATGGTTGGAAGAAAAATCACTCAGTATGAATTAAATGGAACACCTGTATATACATATAACTCAATAACTGATGCAGCAAAAACTATGGGTGTTGATGAGTCTGCCATAAGAGCTGCAGTTAANTATGGTAGGCAATCCTGTGGATACCTCTGGAGAGCAGAGGAAGAGACTAAGCCTAAAATCCTGTTCATTGATATAGAGACTGCACCAAATAAAGCTTATGTATGGAAGCTATGGAAAGAAAACATAGGCACAGAGCAACTTATTGATGCATGGTTTATGCTGGCATTCTGTGCTAAGTGGAATGATGCTTCAAACTTTATTACTGCAGTACTATCCACAGAGGAAGTATTAAGAGAAGATGATTCAAGGATTATACGGAGATTACAAGCACTACTTGATAAAGCTGATGCTGTTGTATCCTATAATGGAGATAAGTTTGACTTGAGACATATTAATACACGAATAGTCAAGTATGGTATAAGTAAACCAGCTCAGTACAAGTCAGTTGATTTGATTAAGACAGCCAGACGTAAATTTGCCTTCCCAGGCAATAGTTTAAACGCTCTGGCTAATTATTTTAATATAGATGGTAAAATACATGTAGACTTCTCTCTGTGGAAAAGATGTATGGAAGGAGATGCTTCTGCACTATCTGAGCTAGCTACATACAATAAGCGTGATGTACTCATCCTTGAAAAGCTGTATTATATACTAAGGCCTTATGTGATTGGGCATCACAACACAGGACTCTATGAGAACTATGATACTGAATATGTATGTCCCTATTGTGGNAGTACTCAGGTTACTCCTATTACAGATAAGCAATATACTACAGTAGCATATGCTTANNCTATGTTCAGATGCCAGAGTTGTGGTGCTATAAGCAGGTCAAGAAATAATAGCTCAGGAAGGAAAGTAAAACTCTTACCACTATGAATACAGTAAATACCAAGCAGATAATTACAGAGCTTGCTGAGAAGTATGGTATAAGTAAGGACCAGGTAAGGGATGTGATAGTAGGTACATTCCGTGCTGTGAGGTATTATATGGGTAGTGCTCCTGATAGGGATAAACTTTATTTCCCTACTATCAGGGTAAAGGGATTAGGCTCTTTTGCCTGTCCTGATGATATGAAGTATGTGCTTGATAAGATAGTAAATAAGAGAAGAAAAGAAAAAGAAAGGAGGCTTCATGAAGCTCAAACTATTCGACTTGAAGGAGAAGCAGGTAATTATAGCTCCTGAAGCTCTGCTGATAAAGGAGTTTAAGGCTCTGTGGGATAGAGATAAGACCAGGTCTAAAGAGAAGGCCATTGAAGACCTGGCTTATGTATTCTACATAGCAGATATTAGCTCTCCTTATCGAAACTATGATGAAGAGGTACGTAGTGAGAAGGTAAAGGAAAGTGTAATATCTCAACCTGACTGGAAGGAAGATGATGCTATCAAAAAGGCCATTAGCAAGTATAAGGAGATTCATAAAACTTACTCTATGGGTCTTCTTGAAGATGTAGAGTATGGACTGTTTAAGATAAGGCAATACTTTAGAAATGCAGCAGAAGGACTTGCTGATGATACAGCAGGTAAGGTTACTGAACAGTACCTGTCCAATGTAGAAAAGGTTCAGAAGATGCTTACTGCAATAAAGAACCTTAAGGACATTGTGGATAAGGAAATGGTTGAGAATGCACGTATCAGAGGAGGAGGTACAATTAATCCAAGAGAAGTGCCAAAGAGTAAAAGAGATAAATATACTAAACGTAGTGTATAATGACAAAGGTGTTTTATCATCATCTGGATTTGTATAAGTTTTTATTTATTGTAGGTATTACATCTGAAGATTTCTTTGATGGTATATTTCATAAGTTGCATGTAGAACCTATTGATACATCTGATATTGCAAGTGCTGTTACTGTGCTTGTGAATATACCGGAAGGAGAATATAACAGAAAGGCTATAGTATGTGCCTTTTGCATATCAGACGTAATGAAGAATCCNCTTACTCCTGGTATTGTAGCACACGAAGCTTTTCATGCTGCTGCAGCTATATTTGATGNTGTAGGTGAGCTTGTTGTAAAAAAAGACTTTCAGGAACCCTGGGCTTATCTAATAGGCTATTTAGTTGAACTCATATATAAAGATATTGGTAAATATGTCAAAACTTGTAAAGATATCAGATGATATTGTTGTAGCAAAACCCTGGTCTGAGTTTGGTGTTACAGACAATCCTGTAAGAAATACAGACCAGCAATATCTTAAGTTCATTAACCCTTATGTATTTAATGAAGAGGCAAGGCATTTCCTCAGGTATGGATATTATATAGATGCACCAAAAGGTACAAGAGATTATGATGAATACTGGGATGAACAGGAGAAGAGAATACTTGAAGGGTATTCTGTTGGTGGAGTAAGAATACCAGGCAGATTATACTATTACCTTAACTTTGGTATGATTAAAGCACGCCCTGTTGACCCACTTACACATAAAGAGAGTAGTACAAGAAAGATACTTACCTTTCCTAAGTTTCTTGACCATATCTACTATCTTTCTAATGAAGTAGAAAAGTCCTTTGCAGAGGGTCCTTATACAGACATACCAAAGCAGGGTATGATAATAGCTAAATCCAGGCGTAAGGGTATAACCTTTTTCACTGCTAATGGTATATTCAGTTATAACTTTAATTTCCTTCCTGCATCTAATAATATTCTTGCTGCCTATGAGAAGCAACATTACAAGGCCACTCTTGATGCTATACACTTCACACTCAATCATGTAAATAAGTATACAGCTTTTGCCAAGAGAAGGGATAAGCTGGACAAGAGAGACCACTTCAGGGCAAGCTTTATCTATGTCAACGAGGAAGGTATTGAGATAGAAGAAGGATATATGAGTGAGATACAGGCCGTATCTTATAAGGATAATCCCTTCAAGAACATTGGTGAGTCTGTTGATGTGATAGGAGTTGAAGAAGCTGGTAGATTCAGAGAACTACTTGAAGCTTATGCTATCTTTGAGCCTACTATACGTGATGGAGATATAATGACAGGAGTACCCTTTATCTATGGTACAGGTGGTGATATGGAAGATGGCACTCAGGACTTTGCTGAGATGTTTTATAATCCTGCGCCTTATGGACTTAGAGCATACCAGAATATATATGATGAGAATGCTGTAGGGGATTGTGGTTGGTTCATAGATGATATGTGGTATTATCCAGGTACTTATGTTAAGAAAGTAACTATCTCACTACCTGATGGAACAAAGCAAGAGAAGGAAGAATTATATGAGGCTGTAGATTTAGAAGGTAATAGTATAAGAGATATTGCAGAGAAGTTACTTGATGAAAAGGCAGAGTTAAGGAAGAAAACAAGCAGACAGGCATACCTTAAGTTCTTAACTCAGCAGCCTAAGACTCCTGCACAGGCATTCTTGCGTGTATCTGGTAATGTATTTGATGCAGCAAGATGTAATGCCAGGCTAGGAGAGATAATGGCTAATCCTAATAAGTATCTGTCAAGTATCTATAGAGCTGCTCTTGAAATAGATGTATCTACAGGTGGAGTAAAGTTTACACATGATACTGTCAATCAACCTATCTATGACTTTCCTATCAGAGATAATAAGAANAAGCCTGGATGTATTGAGATATATGAACATCCTGTATTGGGACAGGATGGTAAGCCTATCTCTGGTAGATACATAGCAGGTATAGATAGCTATGACAAGGATGTATCCTCAACAGTATCACTTGGTTCACTGCTTGTCCTTGATACTTATACAGACAGGATTGTATGTCACTACAAGGGTAGACCTCCTTCTAATGTATTCTATGAGAACTGCAGGAGAATACTTAAATATTATGGTGCTGTGGCTAACTATGAACGCTCTAACCTTGGTATTTACACTTACTTCTATAATCACAATTCTCTGCACTTGTTAGCGGATGAGCCTGAAATATTAAGTGAGAAAGGACTATCTACAGGTAATCTTATAGGTAATAATAAAAAGGGTACTGCACCGAGTGAGAAGGTGAATGCTTTAGGAATAGAGCTTGCTATGCACTGGCTATCCAGGCCAGCATATGGATATGACCAGGAGAGTGAAGTAACAAACTATGATATACTTCGCTCTGTACCTTTACTTAAAGAGTTAGCTGCATGGAATGACAAAGGTAACTTTGATGATGTATCAGCACTTGGTATGTTGATGATATACAGAGAAGATAAGGTAAAGACTATAACTAAACTTGTTAAGAATGTCAAGACTATAAGAGATGACCCCTTCTGGTCAAGGCATGTAGGCAAGGTTGTGTATAGTCAATATGTTATAGATTAATTAGATACTATACGAAAAGTTTATATCTTTGTTATGTATGTTTAAAATTTTAGTATCTTTGTCACACATATTATTATTTGTTGAACATTATGGCTAAAACACCTGCAATAATTAGTCCAAACAATACCAGTCTTACATACTTTCCTTCACAGAAGAGAAAGGATGCAGAAAAGACTACAGACTTCTTCAAGCAATGTATAGATGCTGGAGCATCTCTTGTAACCTATGGTGGGCTATATAATAGTTCAGGAGTGAGAAGCACAAAGAGAGAAAAGCTTATTAACTATAATCTTGTCAATGGTATAATTGAAAAAGCTGAGATTGAGAGAATAACNAACCCACTGAGACTACAGGATGTATACTTTCCTACTGTATATAGAAACTACCCTATCCTGAGTGATAACATTCAGCTACTTTGCGGAGAGGAAAGAAACAGGTTGATAGTACCTCATGTCACTGTGATTAATAGTGATATAGTTAATCAGAAGCTTGAGAAGGTAAATCAGGAGTTCATGCAATATCTTTTNCAGACTTTACAGAAAGAAGCTTATGATGAGGAAAAAGTTAAGAAAGATATTCAGGATATAGTACAATGGAGTAAATCCAGATATCTTGACAGAAGAGAAAAGATGGCTCAGGATACTCTGGACTATCTATTTAGAACTCAGATGTTACGGGAAGAGTTTAGTCGTGGATTTAAAGACTTGCTCATAGTAGCAGAAGAGATTTATATTATTGATGTTATTGGTGGTGAGCCTATCCTTAGGAAGGCTAATCCCAATAGCATATTTACACTACGTAGTGGAGATTCCTGGAAGATTGAAGATTCAGATATTATCGTTGAAGAAAGTTACCTACCTATAGGTGAAGTTATTGATAGATACTATGAGTATCTAACTCCTCAGCAGATTAAGCAGATAGAAGAGGGGCAGAAGCTCACTGCAGGACTTGTAGCNAGCCTGAGCATGGGTAAGTCCACAGATGTTAATCTTGATGCTTATGTACAGCAGATGGGACTTGGTAATCTTGTTACAGCTACAGCAAGTAATACAGGAGTATTCAGTGGTAACTATGATGCACAGGGTAATATTCGAGTTATACGTACTGTATGGAAAGGTATGAGACAGATAGGTGTGCTTGAGTATTTTGATGAAGCAGGGGATAGACTTAAAAAGCTTGTTCCTGAAGGATATCCCGTCAGAGAAGAACTTGGTGAGGTAGTTACCTGGTATTGGGTTAGTGAATGGTATGAAGGTACAAAGATTGGCAGTGACATATACATTAAGATGCAGCCTTGTGATATTCAGATGAGACATATGGATAATATATCCAGGTCTTCCCCAGGTATTGTAGGTACCATAATGAATACCAATGCATCTAAGGCACGTTCACTGGTTGATATGGGTAAAGACTATCAATATCTATTCAATGCCTTTATGCATAAGTTACTTGACTTGTTCATTAAGTCTAAAGGAAGAATAGGTAAGCTCCCTCTTCATCTGATGCCTCCAGGATGGAATATGGATAAGATTATGTACTATGCAGAATATCTTGGGTGGCTACCTATAGATGCTTTTAATGAAGGTAATGTAGGTGCAGCTACAGGTAAGCTTGCTGGCACTATGAATGAGAGTTCCTCTGTTATTGACCTGTCGTTTGCTCAGGAGATAAGTCAGACATTTGTTATCCTTGACTTCATAAAGAGACAGCTTGATAATCTATGTGGTATAACACCACAGAGAAGAGGNGCAATAGATAACAGAGAAACTGTTGGTGGGGTAGAGAGGTCTATTGTTCAATCTTCTCTCTCTACAGAAGAGTGGTTCTCTGTGCATGAGAATACCATATCAAGAGCTTTGAGAGCTTTACTTGAAGCTGCTAAGGTAGCATGGAAAGATAAGTCATTCAAACGTCAGTATGCTCTTGATGATGGTTCTATGGCAATACTTGATTTTGATTGGGAGATGTTTGTAGAGAGTGAGTATGGTGTAGATGTATCTGGTTCTTCTTCAGACTCTCTTATGCTCAGGACCATGCAATCTATGGTGCCTCAGCTTATTAATAAAGGCGCTCCTCTATCACTTATACTTGACCTTTATAGGACTAAGAATCCTGCTGCTCTGCAGAAGAAGATTGAAGAGTATGAAGCTAGAGTAGAGGCAGCTCAGCAGCAAGAGATGCAGCTTAGGAAGCAAGAGCTTGATGACGCGATGGCTCGCCAGCAAGCTATGTTACAGCAAGAGCTTGATATTAAGAATAGAGAGCTTGACCTTGAACAATACAAAATTGATATGCAGGCTCAGATAGACCTTGAGATAGCAGCTATGCAAGCAAATAAAGATTATGCTATATCTGAAGGTAAGAAGGGCATAAATGATGAGATAAAGAAGCAAGAGATTATCAACAAGGAGTTTAGAGATAGGCAAGCAGCTTTACGTGCTGAAAGAGAGCAGGCAATCAAACTTCAAATTGAAGCAAGGAAGTTACAGCTTAAAGCTGATGAGATNGCAGCAAAAGAAAGACTACAAAGAATGAAGGATGATGCTGCTATGCAGAGGGAAAGGTTAAAAGCTGAAACTGCTTTAAAGAATAAAGTATCAGGAGAGAAATAAGCTATGGCAGGTGAGGATGTAAAAATACTTACTACTACAGGCAATAAAGCCATAAGAGTAGGCAAGGATGCTACACTGCTTCCTATGCCTCTTAGTNTTTTGCATAGTGCAATCTCTAATGCAGTAGGGTCTTACATCCCTTTAGTACCAGATGCAGTTGCTGGTAATTTTCCTGTGTTAGTAGCTGATGGGTCACTCGCTAGTAGTTCTTACTCACCATCATCTTTTTCTCTGTCTGAGCATAATCATGATGATAGGTATTATACTAAAACACAATTACAAACCNCAGGACAAGCACAGGTACATTGGGGTAATCTAACCAACATAGGTATTCAATCTGATATCTTATATTGGGACCTGACTACTTTTAAGTATATACCGTACTCTTCCAAGCAATCCTCTTTAGTACATTTCTTCTATGGTACTACTAACCCTGATAATACTACAAGACTAAATTTGGATGCGTACTTATATGCTACCAAATTATACTCTGGAGGTTCAGAAGCATTGGTTGGTTCGAGCATTCAGTCAGATATTTTGTATTGGGATTTAGCTAGTCTTAAGTACTTACCTTACTCTTCTAAACAATCTTCTTTAGTACATTTCTATACTGGCACTACTAATCCTGACAATTCAGCCCGTTTGAATTTGGATGCTTCTCTGTATAGTACTTCTCTTACTTCAATAGGGGACATTATCGGGGATAGTCTTACCAGTAGAACCATTACTTACTCTTCTGGATTATTAGGTTCAGGTTATAAGTTATGGAAGGATAGCAATAATTTGTATAACTTAGAATTGGACAAGCTTAGTGTGCGAGGCACAATGAATGTGTTTGAGTTAAGAGTGAACAAGTACAGAGCTACTAATGGAGCATTACTTATTACTGATACAGTTAAGGCTTATGAAGGGTTACTGTGGGATTCTGGAGTTTCTAACTATTACTTTACTGTAGAAAACGCTGGAGAGATTACAGTAAATGCTAATGACCTTATCTGGGCTCAGGAATTTAACNGCAATGATGTAACGCAGTACAGATATAAAGTATACTCAACCAATACTTCAACAAACCGTATTTATGTAGTAAATCCTGATGGTTCTACTCCTACCCAGGTTAACATAGCAGGAAAAGACTTTGTAAGGTTTGGCAATACTACTGATAGTTCAAGAAGGTCATTCATTCTGCTTAATGCTTCAAGCTCAGATTTTGCCAAGCCTACTATAGAAGTATGGGACGGAGTTAACTCTTTTACCTTTAATCAATCCACTCAGCTTAAAGCAAGGATGGGTAATTTGCAGGGATTAGTCTTTAATGGGCAGACTATTTCAGGATATGGGTTTTGGAGCAGTTTGGCTTATCTGCAAGGGGCAGTTAATGCTACGTCAGGTAAGATAGGTAATTGGAATATTAGTGGAGGATATCTAAGTGCCTCAGATTCTAATGGTTCTATTTCAGTAGGACAGGAAATAAATCTGTATGATTCTTCTGGCATTCAGAGGATAAATATTTGGAAGGGCAATATTGGTGGGGTAAGTTATTTTACAGGGGGTTCAAATCTATCCTGGACTGGGGTTAATGCTACTGATTATACTACAAATACTCATGCTCTTACCAGTTTTACTAACTTATCTAATCAAACCTACTATATACAATCTCAATCAACCTCCAATGATACTGCTATAAAAACTTATACTTCTTTACAATCATCCTCTTACCATATAGATATTGCGTCTAATAAGATATACTCATTCTCTTATAAGCTGAGAATTTACATTTCTTATACTTTGGATGCTGATGACACTGATAACACCGATGGCCTAACTTACACTAATTACATTAATGGTTCATACCAAATAACTGCCACTGTTTATGCCTATAATAGTAGTAATACACTACTTGGTTCAAGTTCAGTAACCTCACCTCAGTTTGCTCCACAAAATGNTAGTGGCTATCCTAACTATGTTGATGTAGCTGTTAATCTTAATTTGGGTACTATCACTACATCACAGGTGTACTTTAAGATTGTTTATTCCATTACTAACAGCGTGAATGAGAGGAGAGAGANTACAGTTTGGAAGTATCTGGGAGGAAATGAATGGGTAGAAGATTATGAGTACACTTCTTATCATAACTTAACTATCACTTATAATGTATGTGCTTATGAAGTTTACTTAAGAGGAGTATCAGGAGGATTTGTTCAAATAGGTAAGTCAGGATTTCAAAATATTAAGGACGATACTCATTATTGGAGAACTGACCAAACTGATGCTTCCTACATGATGGATGTGTATGGNTTGGTAAGATTCAGGAGTGATAGTGAAAGTTTTCCTATGTACATTATAAGAAACTATAATTCTGATAATCCAGTCTTGTTATTGCATCAATACGCCTTATCTTCTGGCACTTGCAAGGTTATTTCTTTCAAAGCGAGCAGTGCAGGTAATGATAAAGGATACATACAATGTAATATAGATACAGGAACTCTGTCCTTTGTGAGTTCTTCAGATGAGAGATTAAAGGAAGATATTACTGAAGCTACACTGGATGCATTGAGCATCATTAAAGCAGCACCACTGAAGGAATTTACCTTCAAGGATACAAAGACAAGAAATTTAGGTTGGATTGCTCANGATTTNCTTACTATATATCCAGCAGCTGTGGCTAATGTAGAAGGATATAAAGAGAAAGGTGAATATCTTGGCGTAGCTAAGGATTACCTTATAGAAGTGCTGTGGAGAGCAGTACAACAATTAATTGATAAAGTTGAACAATTAAACACTAAAATTTAAGAACTATGGATACAATAAACATTAGGAGAGGTAATAAGGTTGTAATACCTATAACTTTTAAAGATGCTGATGGTAATGCTATAGACATTACTGGAGGAACTGTAACTTTTACTGTTAAAGCACCGGGTGCTANCACNAATGCAATACAGAAAGTTGTGACTACATTCTCTGACCCAACGCACGGTAAGTGTGATGTAACTCTTGAGACTACAGATACAGGTCAACTATGGGAAGGAAGGTATTTCTATGATGTTAAGCTTGTAACTTCATCAATCAATGAGAATACTGATATTGGTATACTTAATGTTACTGTGCCACTGAGCTAAATCTTACAANTATGAGTATCAATGTTTTAATAAAANANAATGCTATGGATGCAANTATAGGACAAACAGGAGTAACTGCCTCTATTGGAGTGCAGCAGATAGGTATGAGTGCAGACAAATGGTGGCATCATCCCGAGTGGCTTGATGTATCAAATGTGGCAGATAATGAAATAAACTTACTTGTTGGGGATTTTGGGGTGGCAGCAGTTGCATTTCAGGTAAATGTTGCCAGCTCAGGCACATACTATGTAGATTGGGG